CTGCACTAAGCTCTGCCACCTGTCTTTCCCGCTCGCTTGGGTAACGAACGTATTATGCCAATAGGGGGAGCTGCAAAGCCTGTAAGGAAGAAAGACCCTCCATACCAGCGAGCAGTCCTCCCTCGCCTCCACCGGCCGCAACTGCTTCTCCATAAGGTGACGTGAAAGCACGACCCAAGGCCTGGCCGATGCCAGAACCCACAGCCTGGACACCGGAACCAATGGAACGTGCCACGCCAGAAATCCGGGAACCCATGGCCACAGCTGCACCCCCTGCGGCAAGCTCAACTAAATCGGAACCGTGAGCTTCCGCTTTGTCCACGACAGCGTTCAACACTGCAGCCGGAGCTGTCGGCACATTGTGCATCGTCTGCCCTGGGACAGACGTAAGTGGCCAACGGGTATAAAAACTAGCCCGCACCGTGAAGGAGTAGGCTTGTTCATCCGGAGCTGGGTCGAAGATCCAAGCTACCGTAGACATGGGTCTAGGACTAATCTCTGCATCCTTAGTCGCAACATTATCGCCGGGCGTCAGCATGTAAGAAAGGAAATCGCCAGCCGTAATTGTACCCCGAAACCCGTCATACGAGTGGTACACCTTGTTGTCCACAGGAAAGGTAATGAGGTGCTTGGGCTTAACGAGATCCTCCCCATTGATGCGCCTTCTGTAAGGAGAGGATTTGATGCCAGAAACTATGCTGGCATACTCGGTGGAGAGGTCCAAGTTGCGTGGAGGTAACCGTTGAGAGGAATTGATATACGTGACCCTACCACCTCTCTTGTAGTTGTTCGTACAGTTGACTACGCTGACGCTCAACTTCATAGAACGCGAGGTGGTGGGACCTCCATTGTGGTCAGAAACGGACAGCGTCGGGATGGTGTAGGTCTCTATGCTTCCAGCGACCACACCTCCACTAGCGTCCAACTTTACCGAAAACGCCACTGTGCCGGAATGACCAGTGTTAGCCACCAGCAAAAGCGTAGTGTTGGTTGTATCAACAGTAAAGTCTGACGAGACCAAACCGGTATGCGGAAGCGCTCGCCCCTCAGAGGCAAGAGTTGGCATGGGGAAAGGACACATGGGATCCAGAAAATTGGGAATTGCATGAGACCTAGGGCGAGGTTTAGCCTGAGCCTTCGGTCTTGCGGTACCCGCTCGCTGTGCAGTGTAGAGCTTCTTGAGGGCCTCTCTAGCCGCTGGCGTCTTGGCCTTCTGCAAAGCTGCTTGCTGTTTACGAGTAAACTGGTTCTCCATGGCGATGGTCAAACAGTTAAAATAACAGCGTTAGCTGGACAAAATTAAAATAACAGCGTTAGCTGAACAAAATTAAATGTTGAGAGAAAATTCTTGCAGGAAGAATCTGCAAAGTCAAAGTTGCGCAGGAAAGGGCCCTGCGAACAGTGCAAAATAGGAATGGCGGGATATCCCGGCCACTGAACCCAAAGATTACTTCGCAGCTTTGGGTGCCCTCGCGCCAAGCCCGGGACTTCGGGTTGAAAACGCGATTCCGCTAATCACAATCACCATCAGGTCCGGCCACAGCTTGGTCGATGGGCCATTCCATTCTGTAGCAAATCTCGCGGAAAAGATCTGCTTTGGCTGGGTTGTCTCTCAAATGATACAAGACTCCTCCCAGCTGTTCTGGTTGAATTGATTTGGGAGAAAAAGCAAGTTTAGCGCATGACTTCCCTAAATTTGTGAAATCAGCTATCCAAGTGTCCCCCACCTTCGAGAAAAGGAAAGATGTAAACTCGATGGGTTCACCTGGGTCCCGGTAAGTTATGCGCTTCTCGCGTGGACCAAATTTCCTCTCATATTCAGGATCGAACCGGCCAGCCCCCATAAGATCGTCTCCGGCCACAAAAGTGGCCAAAATGCCCACCAAACGAGCAATAAACGCTCTCATGAATGAATTCTGAGCAGTAGTGGGCAAAATTCCACTGGCTGTTATGCCAGCAAGATATATGGAGAACAAATATTCTCCAAAGACGAGCATGTGGGCTGAATTGGTCATGGCGTCGGCCAACTGGAGGTCTTTAAACACCTCATGATAGGGACCAACATAGCATCTTATGCGACGCTCAGCATCCATCAATATAGAGTCCCTCTTCACGCTCAGATCCCATCCACTGGCGTCAGCGTCGAACAAATCGCCGCCTGATGCTTGAAGGCGTTCTATATGTTTCCCGATCATTTGAATTCCTTCTGGATGGTGGCCTAAACCTGCCCCTTGGCTATGTTTCCCAGTGCCGTCCTGGTAGCTGAGGATGTCTAGCTTGTCTTGCATACGGCAAGTTACTCCCTGAGTCAAAACGTCTATCATGGACGCCCCCCAGATTACTCGCCACCTAGCTTCGGCAGCTTTCTCTGGGTCGTGGGGTTCCACCTTGACGCTGGCCACTTTGGGATCGCTCAAACCGTTCTGAAACATTTGCTCGGGCGACATCTTGCTCATCGCCTCAGCTCCCCAGGCCATTCGGAGCAGCAATCTGCAACGCACCATGTACGAAGCCAATGCTAGCCCTTCTTCCGTCTGCCAGACGGCTTTGTTGCCTGGTCTGTAAAGCTGTGACCATCCTGCCGATTTTGTCCCATCGAACTCCTTGGCCAGCTTAACAACGAAATCGTGGACATTGAGAAACCCTGCTTCATATGCCAAAGGGTACTTTGATGCCTCATCGTGAAGCTCATTCCTTAAATGGTCGCCTCCGTCGCGCTCTAAAAACTCTTTCGGCCAAGGTTCAACCGATGTTTTCTTGAGCTGCGTTCTCAGAGAGCCAAGGACGGCTTCAGGCCCAGTTGGGGGCATGACGTAATCCTTGAAGCCCTGCTGTGGACCTAATTTGAGATCAGCTACGACCTTTTTGTACTTGTCAGGAAGATGAGATTTATTTGAACTTCTGGAGAACATCCGGGACTTCCCTACCCTAGCTGCCAAGACATTATCTTGGTCATCTTTGATTTTCTCACCATCGGGAGTCCACTCCACATCACCACAACCTAAATAAGAGCGGTAAACTTCATATGGAGTTGAGTTCAAGAGGGATTGAGGGTCCAACTTGCGTGCGGCGGCCAAGTCTTGAGGTCGGCAACGAAGTAAATCTTTTACCTGCTCATCTGTCACCTCTCTCGTCTTGCCTGTAGGCGATACAACATTGGCTGCCTGGAGCAGGCCCACCCCGAGGAAACCCTTCACCCAAAGAGGCATGGAAGCTCGTGAGGCGAAAGTTCTTTCCCCCCTTTCCTTCTCTTCGCGAGAAACCTGGGGACCCAGAACAACTGGCTGCCCTGAAGCAGGGAAGTGAACCATGGGCTCTTCGATTTCACCATCTTCAAACTCTGGCTCACCAATTGGATCCGGAATCAGATCATACTTGTCCGCTGCACTCATGACCTCCTGTTCTTGCGGGGGTGCAGGCTCGGGAATCTGTTCGTACTGCTGTTCAGCATATGTCCTTAAACGTTCAACCGCAGCAGTGCGCCTTTCATCCTGATCTTGGTGTAGCTCTTGCAGCGCATCTTCATTGAGTCCTAAATTGGCTCGTGGAAGTTGTTCGGCTGCAAGCTGAACTTCATCCTCTGACAGCCCCAGATCGCTAACAGAACCCAAGTCGGAAATTCCAACACTTTGAGAATGGGTCTCATCCATGTCAATCTCAAACCCCGTATTGACGCCCAATTCAACCCAAGTGGGTCCATCTAAAGCTGCCTCTGGGACAAGAGCTTCGCCATGGAGGTTTTCTCGGATTTCTTCCTCGGCGGCTTTTTCCATTGCTTCCCGATCTTTGCGCTCCTCTCTCTGTTCGGGTGTCTCTTGATCATAGCGATCGTATTGACGATCCTTTGTCGGAGGAGATATATACTTGGCTTCACAAATGAGAGGGATCTTCGGTTCCAAGCCGAGCTGTCTGCGGAATTGGAACAGCTCGTATATTGAGCAGCCGTAGTTGCCCTTCCCGTCAATCCTGCCTCCACAATGAATCCCCACCATAGTTCTCCTCTGTCCTTTCATGAGGAAAATGGGTGTTCCACTGTAACCAGCCCTCGTGATAGCTGTGTGCGGGATCAGACCCGCCTTGCAGTCTTCCTTAGTCTGGTTGTGAAGGTATCCCTTCGCCATCATTGTCTTGCCTCTAACATCATCGTATGCTGTGAGATAGATCCTCCCCTCTCCTTGAGGGTTGTAATTTGAAGGCTGAAAGGAAGTCACGCCTGATGCCGCCCAAGTACCAAGAGAAATCTTGTAAGCTCCCAAGTCGTTGCCGGTGGCCTTTTCATAATTCTTGGTGAAATAAATGAACTCACCTGCGGGATAAAACTTCTGGTTGTCCTTGGTAAAAACAATCTGGCCGTCCTCTGAACGAGCAAGGCCGGCATCATTGACATGTGCATTGGTGACGAGATAATCCCCCATGCGATGGCCATGGCCCAAGTTATGTATGTCGCCATTGGAGTCCTTGAAAGCAAGCGTCACGACACACTTGTCGAGCGCTGGCGTAGGCAAGGCTGGCTCTCCATTGTGCACGTTGGCCTCAGCCTCGATGCCGCTAGACTGAACGAGCTCGTGGACATAATCGCACACTTCATATTTCTCTTCCCCGTTCTTGTCTATGTAGAACCTGCCCCTTCCGGGCGAAACAATGTACAACTTGCTAGTTTTCACACAGCGGTAATAATGTTCTGCTCCATGTGTGAAATAGCCATGAACCGGACCGACCACCGTTCCCGTGATCGGCTTCTGCATGCGATCAGCCCGATATTTCCAAAGGGCCTTGCATGCTCCCAAAAACTGCTTGAAAGTCTTCGTCGCGCTTGGACTCATCCAGCTCCAAAGAGACTGGGCCACGCAAAAGGTTAACCCCATCAAAACATATCCGATAATAGAAGCCAACGAAGGCAGCTGGTAGTCAGCAGCCTCCGCAAACTTTCTCGCCGAATGGTAGCAAGCACCAGCGAAGGTACCGAAGAGCTCCATAACACGCTCGCCAAGAGATTGCGCGAACACGGACATAATGAATGGGGAAGCAGAGGAATGGACTTCTCTACTTCTTGAACGACAAATTGATTAGATCG